AGTTAATAATGGTATTATGACAGGAGCAGAGGCCCGTAAAAAGTTAAGGTTAGAGGATTTAGACGATCCGGAACTCACATCAGTTAGAATACCGGCTAATGTATCCGGTTCAGCAACGGGTGTGACAGGTCAAGAAGGCGGGGCTCCAAAGAAGCCTAAACCAAGTTCAGAGGAATAAATATGACAAAAACAGAACTAGAACAAACCGTACTAGATTACTTTTTTAAAGTAGGAAAGGCGTTAGATAGAGCTGAATATAGAGCTGATTCTAATGTCCCCATACCTTATCCAGTAATCAATAGGGCGTATGGTTCTTATTTGCGTTTCCATCGATTTATGGCAGTTCGTTTCAGGGATACCCCTAAACCGGAAGTAAAAGTAAAGAAGGAAGTAAAAATGAAGAAACCTAAAGTAGAAGTTAAAAAGAAGAAAGGAGGAAAGAAGGATGAAGACTAAATTTTTTATTGATTGCCTCTTTTCAGAAAAATCAGAAGAAAGTGATGACGGTAAGATTCTCATTCAAGGGTACGCTAATACAACTGACAAAGACAGAGTTGGCGATGTCATTGTAAAAGAAGCCTGGGAAACTAAGTCGGCACTAAGCAACTATCTGAAGAACCCAATTATTTTAGCACACCATGATAGGTCCCAACCTATCGGAAAAATGGTAGGGCATGAGATAACTGATAAAGGTTTGAAGATAGAAGCGGAAATTAGTAAATCGGCTGGACAAGTTTACGAACTTGTTAAGGAAGGTATACTACGAGCATTTTCAGTAGGCTTTAGAGTTAAAGATGCTGATTATGACAGTGACACGGATATTTTTGTAATAAAAGATTTAGAATTACATGAAGTATCAGTTGTTTCAATACCAGCAAACGCTAATAGCCTTTTCTCATTGGCTAAAAGTTTTGATGGGTCAGAGAAGGAGTTTGAGGCTTTTAAATCTCAATTTATAAATGAGGCACCAGATGGTGCTAAGGATGACGCCCAAGGTGCTCATTTAGAACAGGAAAATAATATAATGGATGAAAATCAAATTAAAGAAATGATGGAAGCTGTAGCCAAGAAAACTGCAACTGACATCGCAATGAAGCAAGCAGAGGACAAAGCTAAAGCTAAAGTAGCGGCAGAAGATGCTGTAAAAGCTACTGAAGCTCAAGAAGCTTTGAAAGCTGACTATGTTAAACTAGGACAAACTGGAGCTGAAAGATTGGTCCAAGAACTAGAGGCTCGTATTACTGAGAAGCAAGAAGATGCTACAAAAGTAATGACCGAGATGAGAAACGAGATCGCTGAGAAAGCGGTAGAAATCGAAGCTCTCCGCACAAGCAAGATGGAATTCTCTGATCACAGCGGAACTAAAGGTTATGAGGTTGATTATGCACAATTTGAAAGAACAGCACTTACTGCTTCTCTTTTAGGTAAGCAGCTAGGTGAAACTGCACACGGTCGTGAAATGCTTGAGAAAGCTGGCGATTTAGGTCTTAGACTTAAAGTAGGTGGTGATGCTACATCACTAATTGCAGGCGCACAGTCTGGTCAGATTTCTTCTACAGACTATGAGCATATCATTTCAACTAACATTGAGCGTGAAGTACAGGAACAATTAGTAGTTGCTCCTTTATTCCGTGAAATTCAATTGAAAGCTGCTCAAATGACGCTACCAATTGCTCCAGACGCTGCTAAAGCAGGCTGGGTTGGTGCTAGTACTTATGGTACGGATGCAACGACTGGTTCAGAGAAAACTGTTACACTAACAGAGATCTACTTAACCACAGCTAAAATGGCAAGTAAGACTTTCATGATCGACGAGTTCGATGAAGATTCAATCATTGCTATGATGCCTCTCTTGAAAGATTCTTTAGTCCGTGGTCATTCACGTAAAATTGAAGAGCAACTTCTAAACGGTAATACAGGTGCAACTCCTGCAGATCCATTCATGGGTCTTACTAATACCGCTGTTAGAGGTGATGCAAATACTGCTACTGCAGGTAAAGTTGCCGCTAAGGATGTTTTAGTTCTTCGTCGCGCTTTAGGTAAGTACGGTATTAATACTGACGGTTTAGCATGTGTTGTTTCACAGAACGCATACTGGGATCTTTTAGAGGATCCTGAGTTTGCTGATGTTAACTTAGTCGGCGCACAAGCTACTAAGCTTAATGGTCAAGTAGGTACTGTGTACGGTATGGCAGTTATGGTTTCTCCAGAAATTGCAAATACTACAGCTACAGGCGATGTTTGGGGCGTAATGGTTCAGAAGGATAACTTCTTAGTTCCTCGTCAACGCGGTTTCACTGTACAAAGTGAATACTACGTAGAAAAGCAAGCTCGTGTACTAGTTGCTACTCAGCGTTTCGGATTCAAGCAAATTATTCTTGGAACCGGTAATGGTGAAGGTAACTTATCTGGTGGTTTAGCGGTAGGTAAATACACATAGTAAATAATTAAAATCTATAGCCCTTCGGGGTTGTAGGTTTTTATAAGCGTATTAAAAAAGGAACATATGGCTAACTTAGTTGACTTGGGTGCTTACAAAGCTTACTCAAATATTAACAGTACAAATAATGATGCGAAGTTGAATCAACTCATCATTCATGTTAGTGCGCTTATAAAAACCTATTGCAATAGGTCTTTTCTTGACTACTATACAACCAATAGAGTAGAATACTTTAATGGTGGTGGTCACGATTTCATTTACCTTACAGAAATTCCAATTAAGGAAATTGTTTCAGTAGAGGAACGTAAGTCCAATAGATTAGATAAAAATACAGTAGAAGATAACTTAGCAAATGCTGAAAACTATCACTTATTGATATCTAGTACTCCACAATGCAGTGATACTGCAAAGACGACCGAGTCTGCATGTCATGCAGTTACTTATACTGGATCAGGGGTAAACGATATTACGCTTAGCTCTTTCCAGTCAAACACTGCAAAAGGAGAAGTAGGTCGTAAGTATAAGGTAGCACTAGAAGCTACTGGAACCCCGGACACTTTTAAGTGGTCTAGGGATGGTGGATCAAATTGGTATAAAACAGGAATCAACATTACAGGTACTGCTCAAACTTTGGAAAACAGTTTGACAGTTACTTTTGGAGCAACAACCGGTCACACCGCAGGTGATACATGGGAATTTACTGCCAACAGATGGACTGGAGCCTGTAGTGCTACCGGTTACACCAACGAGGCAGACTGTACTAGTACTGGCAACTTTTGGGTTGCCGAACCTCAGTACATGTTCGATGCCGAATCCGACCGAGTAGTAAGATTAGGAGTTCTTGGAAAAGCAGACGCTTTCCCAGAAGGTCCTGATACTGTACGTGTAACTTATACTGGAGGATATGCTACTACACCAGCAGACCTCAAGTTAGCTACATTTGATTTAGTTACTTACTACTATAAGAAAGAGTCTACACCACAAAAAGCAGTTTCTGCTGGTATTACCCTTTCTTCGCGCTCAACTCCAACAGATAAACCTTCTGATTTTCCTGCACATATCAAACGTATACTTGATTTGTACAGGAGTGTTTAATGGCTAAAAAAGCACTAGAAAAACTATTAGTCAGACTTGATACAATACTAGATAAAGATATAAGAGAGAAGCAACTACAAAAGGCAGGGGTTTCTCAAAGCTTTAGAGTAAACCATACTCAGTTGTCTGGTAATTTAAAAACATTGTATAATTTAGATAAGACAGCGGCAAACAAAGCAGCTACTATTATTATTAACTCTTTAAACCACAAGTTTAAAGATTTTACGATATCTAAAGGATATCACTACTATAAAGCAAAGAGTTACGGCATTGTAGATGTTTGGAAGCGCCAGATAGCTAGGGGCACAGATACCGGAGGTTTCGGAAAAGACCTATTAGATATAATAGGCCCAAATTCTCCTTTATTTTCTAATCAATGGAATTTAGGACATGGATCTGATACTACTTTAGCAGCAGTAGAGTTTAGAACTCTACTAGCATATAAAGAATGGTTAAAGTTCGTAAAACTTAATAAAGTAGGTTTTATGGCAATAGAGGCTGCTTTCATTGATTCACCCGCGGGTAAAAAAGTAACGGATGCTGATGATACTTTAGAAGCTATATCCTTTCAAGCATTTACGGCTAAGGGCAACATAAAGAAGAAGTTCGAAATATTCTTAGACTTAGACTTGATGGAAGAGAACCTACAGTTAGCTGCTGGAGAGAAATTAGGTAAGAACCAATTAAAAGCAGCTATAAATAAAGCGATAAAGGAAATATTAGATAATACTGATTGGACGGGGGCAGAAGCCAGTCCTTCAGTAATAAAATATGTAACCAAAGAAATAGATAGAGCTATAGATGGTGGAGAGCAAAATACTACCACTCATAAGTCTAGTTCTAAGAAAGTTAAGAAAAAGAAAAAAGCAGCTAGAAAAGTAAGGGCAATTCCTACATTAGCGTCAGTTAGAGCAGCAGGACAAAAAGCGGTTAATGCAGCTAAGAAAGCTGTGGTTACTAGTAGGCTACAGGATCCCCGTGGTAGGTTTACTTCGTTAATAAGTACTACCTCTATAATTAATTCCTTGCTGTATGGTGCGATGAAAAATAATATGACTCCACCAGCTTTACAGTTCAGAACAGGTAGACTAGCTTCTAGTGCAAAAGTAACTAAGATGAGTTTTACTAGAGAAGGACAATTGACTGCTTTCTATACTTATATGAAAAGACCTTATCAAACATTTGAAAGAGGGCATAAACAAGGAAATGAATTCAGGGATCCTAGAAGACTAATTAACAAATCAATTCGTGAAGTAGCGAGAATGTATATTCATAAGAAATTTGAATTAAAAACTAGGAGATTGTAATGGCAGGTAAAGCTCGTGGTGCGATAGTAGATGCATTAGTAGAAAAGATAAATGGTATAAATGGAACTTTCCCTTATAATACAAATCTAAATAGTAATGCCACTAATAAGCTAGAGTTTTGGGACGAAGTATTTGATTTCCCTTCTGTTAGCGTTACAGCGGGTAATGAGTTCAGGGAGTATCTCCCAGGCGGGTTCAAGTGGGGTCATCTTGGAATAACGGTTCGCTGTTATGTTCAACAAGAAGAGCCTATAGTAGAACTAGAGAAATTATTAATTGATATCGAACGCGTTATCGATGATAATAACATGTTAACTTACGATACAGGTAAGGTGACACAAGAAATTAGGATTAACTCCATATCTACAGACGAAGGGCTGTTGGCACCATATGGGGTAGGGGAACTTACTCTGGAAGTGTTATATGAGGTTTTTCCTTAGTACGAGCTTTGTAATTGAGACGACAATAGCGATCAATAGATTACAGCTCAAAGATAAAAAAATGAGGTAAATAAAAATGGCTTTAAATCTTAGTCGTAATACCAAAATATTAGCATCAACTGTAGCTTCTGACGCTACAGAAGGATTCACTCGTGCTAATACTTTTGAAATGAATGTTTTAGATGGATATAGCTTCTCACAGAGTACTAACGTAACAGATATTACTTTAAACGAAGCAGGGATAACACCACAACGTGGTAAGAGATCATTTAATGATAGCTTAGCTCCAGTGGATTGGTCGTTTACTACATATATTCGTCCTTATCAACAAGCAGCAGTAGCTGCTGACAGTCCAAATACTGGAGATCCTGTAATTGCTGCAGGTAATACGTCCCCCGATAGACTACTATGGGCAGCTTTATGGGGCGATGCTCTTGGAGACGTAGCAGAAGGAGCAATTGTCGGGGCAGTACCGTATATGCGTGCAACTACGGCTACTTCCGCACTAGCTGAACCTATGAAGATTCAGTTATACTTTGTAATGGATAATACTGTTTATCATTTGGAAAATGCATGTGTTAACACTGTAGAAATTGACTTTAGTATTGACGGAATTGCTCAGGCAACTTGGTCTGGATATGCTAATGTGATCAATGACTTTACGGCAATTAAAGAATCTTGGGTAGCCGGTACTGATTATAGAGCAGTACCAACTACTGCTGACTTTATTCGTAATAAGTTGTCTACAGTCTCACTTGAAGAAACGGGTGGTCAGGCGTATTCATTAGCACTAACTGGAGGTTCTATTTCGATCGATAATGGAATTACTTTCTTGACTCCTGAAGAGCTTGGTGTACGTAATACTCCAATTGGTTCTTTCACAGGTGCACGTCAAATTAGTGGAACTATGAATGCGTATCTTAAGACGAATACTGATAATGATACTGGAGACTTATTTGATGCTATGACAGCTAAAACTGGCACAGAGAATATGTTTTCTGTTACTATGAATATGGGTGGAACATGGGGCAATGGCTCGGGCAATGGTACTTGTACTAATAGTGCATGGGATGGGGTGGATGAGTCCTCTTGTACGAGTGACGCCCCAAATGCTACTCCTCCTTACGTAGGAGGTATCTATACTGCTCCTCCTGTACTGAACCTTATACCTAGTGTTAAGTTCACTGTCCCAGCGGCACAACTACAGGTTCCTACGGTAGATGTACAGGATGTAGTAGCAACTACCATTAACTTCAGTGTTCAAGGTACTGATAGTACTGGAAACTACGATATCGGTGCAGACAATGAAATGACGGTAGATTACTACAACACTTCATCAACGTAACTTGATATTAAACTTCTTGTGCTTCGGTGCAGGAAGTTTTTCATAGGGATAAGTATATTATTCTTATGAAAAACTTAACTTTTAATAATGGAGAAATAAAATGGCAAACGCCCCAACAATCCCGAAAATCAAGCCAAGCTTAGAGTCTTTAATGACTCCTAGCAAAACAACCGAGGTAGACTTCCCTGGTTACAAGGATTTTAAAATAAAATTAACCTATCTGGGACGAGATGAGTTACTAAAACTACGTAAGAAATCTACTACTACTAAATTTGATCGTAAAACACGTCAACCAGTAGAGGAAGTAGATGATGATTTATTCTTACAGTTATATGTAGGAGGAGTAATTAAAGGTTGGAGTGGATTTAAATATAAATATTTAGGGGATTTTCTATTAGTAGAGTTAGAGGATGTGGATGGTGAAGATAGCATGGAGTACTCTGAGGATAACGCTTATACACTTATGAAGAATTCTCCTGATTTCGACAATTTTGTAGCAGAAACCGTAGGCGATTTACAAAATTTTACGAAGAGCAGCTAGTAGCTGTAGAAGACATGATACAGGAACTGTTTAAGTTCCAAGAACAAGAGATAGATTTAGAAACTGTACTAAGAATACATGAACAACTTGGTACAGAACCTGAGGATAGTGAAATACCTCCTAGTATGGATGAATTTCCTATAGAAGTACAAAATTCCTTCACCATTTATAGCCATTTAGGGGATAAGTGGGAAGGAATGTCCGGATCGTATCTGGGTAAAGATTTAAACTCCTTTAGTGAATTTTGTAATATAGAGGGTTTTGAAGATAAAAAGATTATACTGCAATTTGTAAAACAAATTGATAATGTCCGAATGGGCATACTGACCAAAAAGGCTGAGCAGAAGGCCAAGGATCGCGAAAAACAATCGAATCCCAATAAGGTAACGTATAGTGGCTGAGAAAACAAAAAAAGTAGTAGTCAAAGTAACCAGTTCCGGCTTAAAGCCGGTATTAAAGGATCTAAGGAAACTTAGTACCGAGACGAAAAAAGAACACAAGATTAAAGTTAGTGTAAATAGAGCTCATTTTAAATCTAGTGTTACCAGAGCATTAACCAGTTTAAATACTGTTGGTACTCGTACGTTAAAAATAAAAGCCGTAATTAATAAATCGTTATTTAGATCGTCTTTAATCAGTCAAATCAATCTAATTGAAAAACGAGGGATTAGGTTACGTGCTAAAGTTGCAGGTAAAGATACTCGCCAAGCAGATAGAAAAAGTGGTGGTTCAGCTAGTTCTACTGGTTTAGCTACTGCAGCAGGAACATCTCTTCAGAAAGATACTACTTCTGGTATTAGAGCTTCTATTAAAGCCTTTAACCAGATGGATGCCATGTTTAGGAAAATGGACGTTACTTTCAATAAACAAAATAGACAAGCTAATCTATTGAACCGTAATATGGAAACCCTTACTCGTGCAGTAGCAGATTTAGTAGGTGCTATGGTAGGGCCTGCTAGTAAGTCTCGTATTATGCGTCAAGTTGCGGCAGGTAAGATGGATAGGGAAGCTATTCATGCAAATGAGGGATATTGGATACCAGGTGAGAAGGCAGGTGAGGGTCGCCAAGGTACTCGAAAGGATTGGACAAGATACAGGGATTCCCAACCAGCTAGCACATACGAGAAAGCAAAGGCTGCTGAGGCAAAACTAGGGGGACCAGCAGCTCAGTCAGCTGAAATGCACAAGTTATATGGTACTAAGGCTACAGTAATTCCAGATCATCTAAAACAGGCTGGAGGCACGGATTTATCAAGTGCTCTTAAGCAGCAAGCGAAAGCAGCACAACAGCAAACGAAAGTAACACAATTAAATACTCTAGCATCTAAAGCCAACACTGGGGCAACTAAAGGTAATACAAATAAAAAGAACAGGGCCGGCTACGGTGTAAATAGAGCAGTAGCGGGCAATGTAAATAGAGGTGCAAAAGGGTTTTCATTAATGGCCCAAGGAGCTGGTCAAATGCCAAACTCCTTAGTAGGCGTATATGCAGATATTGCAGCAA